ACAGCATCGAATGAGGTTACATATCCTCTTTCAAGTAAAAATGCTTTTACGTCGTCCTTGGTAACCACCCTTGATTGGGAAGAAAATACTCTGGGTATTGCAAACTTTAGGCTTTCAATAGATGGTTCGTTTGTTCCCGTTGAAGATAATCCAGAAGATCCGATATTGGTTATATTCGAAAGAGTGGTTGTAAAAGAACTTACACCATTACCCGAAGTTCCAGATGGGACAACATATGTAACTCTGATCTTATCTGTACTTTGTAAATTAGCAGAGTTAAAAGTACCACTGTTTGCATCATACACGCCAGCAAACATTACATCATATCCCGTCGCTCTTCTTTCAAGAAAGCATACTTTGGATTCTTGTGTAGTGTTTGGTTCTACTGATGTTGCAACTGCATAATCTACACCATTTACTGTTACCTTTAATGATTTAAATTCTATATCAGTTTCTGGTATAAACACCGACTGTGTTGTTGAATCTAAAGTTAATTCTGTATTTCTAATAATTCGGATTCCCTCATAGACATCAAATGTTGACGGAGTATTTGCGGTCAATGTTACTGCTTTGGTATTATAGAAAAATTTAACTTCACTATTAGTTTTTCGACCTCTAAATTGTGTATATGCAGGAATAGTTTGATTGCTATTAGATGTTATACTTAAAGTTGCAACTGAGGAAGTTTTGCCGGGTACAACATAACCTTGAACTTTTGCGTGTGATATTATAGATTCTAACTTTTGAGCAGAATCTAAAAACATTTCATTAACTAAAATATTCTGAAACAGAATTTGATAAAATGTATTGTATGATAAAAGGTCTATTATTGTTGATAATGCCGATCCTTCAAAATTATAATCAGTAAACTCATTTTTACTTTTAATGTAAGTAACAAGTTCATTTTTTATTTGATCGAATTCGAGACTCTTTAGATTAATGTTTGGTGTTGACATAGGTTTCCTCTTATGAATCCAACGATATTACAGCAGTTTCTTCTACAATGTTATCAGAAAAACGATATCTGTATTTTAAAGATAGTTCCAATTTACCATTACTATAACTTGGAGTAACTGTTTGCACATCAATTCGTGGTTCAAATGTATTTAGCAGCTCTATTATATCTAGTGCTAAAGTGCTGTTTGCCACAGTAGAAGATTCAAAGGTATATTTCTGTATAGATCCACCATAATTTGGACGAAATGATTTTTCTCCACCAAAACTAAGAAGTATGTTTTTTATAGATTGCTTAATTGCAGCGGAATCTGTTATCAAATTTACATCCGATGTAAAAGTATTTTTAGAAAAGTTAAAATTTATATCTGTGTAGTCTGACATACAGGTATTTATCCTTCTTCTTCTTCTGGTGCCTTTGGTAAACTATCCCGAACAAGAACCAATTCCATTTTGTGTAATTTTACACCAGTAAATCTATGTGTAATACTATTTACTAACCATTTTCCTGTAAATTTAGAATTCTTTTTGTTTGATGATAAAGTGAATTTTCTGGGAGATTCTAGATCGGGATTTAAATTTTCACTTTCCAAATCTAATTGTATTACATGTCCCGGTCTGATACTAAGATCGCCTGCTACACTTATCTGAATTCTCTGACCGTTGATAAGTGCTCGCTGACCCACGCTGTATAGAGGAACATAATCAGGTGTATTCCAGAAAGTCGCTATCGTATTATTATATCGGAGATAGTCTGCAAATCTGGGACCAACTTCTGGACAATTGCAACTCAAAGATGAATTGGGATCTTCCCATAAACACCCAAGCCACTCTGATCCTAAAACTTCTTCTATCTTAGAACACTCCTTGGATTTCTCTAAAAGGTCGTCGAGTTCATCTTCAGTAGGTTCGTCGTAATCTGCACTAATTCCTCTGAGAAATGTAACTGATTGTGCGTAGTCTGGGAAATAATCCAAGACCTCGGGTACATCACCAGAAGATCCATCTACAACCGCGTACTGATTTACACCGTTTAATATTTCTTGTTTTATTTGATCTTGAAAGGTTTCGTCTTCTATGGTTACTAATTCAAATAAAGATGCAATATATTCTTTTCTGGGCATCAATTCTTGAGCAGGACAGTTACATAGAGGATCCTCTTCGGGACATCCTGCATTCGAAACTGGTCCTAGAGGATTTGCACAAGTATACTCATTTCTTATGGTGTGAGTTTCTTCTATATTGACAGATTTTTTTCTGGGAATATATTCTGTTAATATTTTTATTATGGTATCAGTTGCCATTTATCCTCCTGTGGTATTATCACCTATCGTGCAATCAACTTCGGTTGTACAATCCCCATCTTGTGCGTTGGTTGCATTAAAATAATAAACTGTTTTGATATCAGGACTGTCTATATTTATTCCATATAAAGGTAAGTCTTTAGTTTTTATAGATTGAATCTTAACCACATGACCCATAGGAATTGGATTGCAATTCACACCAATTCCAGAGGGACCTATTCTCTGATAAGAACCAACCGGCATAGAAGCAAATCCACGAGGATAGTCTGTAGCTTCTTTGTTTGCGTTTATACCCGGACCTATTAATATGTCAACTTCCTGTGAAGGATCTGGTATATCATCCTGATCATCGAAATCTTGATAATGTAAAACTGCACCACCGCAAGTTCCAGCAATTTCTGGGTAACTATCTTCATCATATGTTGCACGATTTAAAACTTCATTTAAGTTATAAGCACCAGAGTAATCTGTATTAAATCCCCTAGCACCATTTGGTTTTTCTACTACCAATAGGGGAGAGAATTTATCGTTGTGGAATGCAAGGGTCACACCAGATGTATTTCCTTCTAGATCACACTGAAGATATGCTTCTAGTGCTCTAGTAACAGAGTTTTTATTTTCGAATGTGATACCACATGTAGTACCCTGAATTCGTATCTCACCTGATAGATCGCCTATTGTAACTGTGGATAATTGGTTTCCATATTTTGTTATGGATAAGTTGTTCCAATTTGTTCCTGCGGTAAATCCTATTGCGTTCACTGCATTTATACCCAACGAATAATCAGTTGACGCACCACTCAGACCAGCACCAGCAAAATTAGCCAAATCTATCTTTGGGATAAAGATAACTTCATTCCAAGAGTATTGAAATATATTTCTACCTGCAAGTCTTGCCTCTTTAACTACAGCCATAAAACCAGATTCTTCTGTTTGTGGTGTAGCACAACAAACTGAGTATCTGTAAATATTCCACTGTTCCTTGTATGCTAATTTATCTCTATATTCTTTCTTTGCTTTGAATGTCGGAAGTTTGATTTCATTTACAATCTTCTTAAGAGGTTCGCCATCTAGATCCATACAATCAAACATTGCTTGCCACTTATTTGTTTCGTAAGCATTAAAATGCGATAGATTGTCTGGTAAATCTCCACTCGGACCCGATACACCAGATACCACACTAAACAGTCCCTCCCCCTCTTCTCCGTCCTCTGAGGACCCCCCAGAATCACCAGAAGCAACGATCCTTTCATTACCCATCAACAATACAGACCTTATTTTATCCTGATCATTAAAAGCTCTGTCTGATTGATATCCGAAAAGAACATCATTCGAATATAACTTAACGTTCTCTAGATCTTCCAACTGTTCTTTTGTAACGAACGGGAACGGATCACCATCTTCCACACCGTATAGTTTGTTGAATACATCTTTATAATTATATACTACCTTTTCTTTGGTAAACTTTTCTCTGTCATCCATTAGTCTTGCATACGGAGATGAATAGTAGTCTGGTTCATATCTGTAATAGTAAGAGTAGAGGGCACCATTGGAAAGACTCGAACTAAAAGAAAAATCACTAATCACATCGAATCTATAAATTCTATTCTTACCGATAATATTGCTATCAAGTGAAAAAGTTTTATACGTTTCATTTTGCTTTGATTCGTATGCAAGAAGATCTATAGATTTAAAGTGGAAACCATCCATGTCTTGCCAGAAGCAATAGTTTACTGCATTTGGGTTAGTACCACTAACGGCATAATCCTTGCAGTAATTTAACATCTGGAGTGTGTTCATTCCTTCCACTTGTTTTCTGTGTGGTAATGATATAAAGTGTGGTTTTATCCAGACATCATTCAAGGTTGCTTCGCTGTCGATTCCACCATCCAACGATTCTGCAATGACCTCCACTAAGCCTCGTTGATCTGTACTACCAGAATCTTCTTCGGATGCATCACCAGAAGCACCTTCCGAAGAACCGTCAAAGGTAATTCCACTACAAATTTTTCCTATGAATCCAGTGGGAAGAAGATCTGGCGTTTCGAATAGTTTTTTTGCATCGGTACTACAGAATTGAATTGTAACCTTTCGTGTTGTAAAACCTTCAGGTGTTTTATTTGTTTCTGAAAAGTTAGAGGAATCCTGAAACGATACAACAGAAAACTTTGGTAATTGAATAGACTCAGATTCTGTAGTTTCAGTATCTGGTGTTTTCATGGTTATAAGTAATGTTTCATTTCCGACCAACTGCATAAATTCGTAGTCACCCTGAGTTCCATCAAACACCAGACTACCATCCATCATTGGTGAAGAAAGAGACTCAGTAAAGACTATGTAATCTAAAGATAGTTTGCCATCTGCGTATGCTGTGGTCAAATCTATAATTGGTTCGTCATTTTCATCTAGAATTAAAACGGACTGAATTTCAACTTCGTTATGGTATGCTTGATATGACATCATGTAACTCTAATAATTTGTCCTCGCTCTATATTCTGAGCAATAAGTTTAGTTAAAAATGAACTTAATTTGAATGCTAAACCAGTGCTTGTGAAGTATATGTTTTTATATTCTGCACTTTCGTTTAGTTTCTGGTCCAATAAAGTTTCAAATCTATAATCATCTAAATTTAAATTATCTGCAGCCAAAGAAACACCTATTGTTCCTGATGGTTCATCGGTAAAATCAAAACTTTCTCCATCTATAGTCATATATGGACTTACCTCAGAACCTTCTATTCCAGTTCCAATTATCTTTACTACCTTACTAACCTCGTCCTCTTTTCTTCCGAGATTGTAATTTTCGTTTGGGTCGAGTTCAAATCCATCATTAGTCTTTTTGTAAATTTCCATTGTTGCCCCTGCTGGCGGATTCGATGAATTCGTGGCATTTTCTTCTTCTGACACTAGTATAATTCTTCTAAAGATCGGGTCATATTCCTTTACGATACCTCCAAATTTCCAATCGCCTCCTGCACTTATAAGGATTAAATCGCCGGCATCAATTTCAGTAGAAGAAATCTGTTTTGCACCAAGAACATAATATACCTTACCAGTATATGTTTCTGTTATGTTTCTTTGCTCTATGCTTTGACTTTTTGGTATTTTTCTAAATGAATCAATACCATTGAGTATTGGTGTAATCCAATATAAACTTGTATTACTAGAGTAGTTTGTATATGCAAGATATTCTAAACGTTTGACATGATCGTAAAAAACCGATTTAGTCGAATTACTATTTTTTAAATTTGAAGAAAACACAAAAGATTTGAGTATATTCACAGAGTCTAATTCAAGTGTACTTCCAGCGATTTTAAATTTAGTTTTTGGTAATGATTTTATGTAAGACATATTATCCCTCATTCTCCTGCGCTAAACTGTAAACCTCAGAACGACATAGTAATCTAGGTGCAGTAATCTCTCCGTATGAAGCTTCTTGTTGTGAGCCTCCAACATCAACTCTAACGACAGGTTCAATCTCTTTGTAAGATAATGTAAGTTGTGTTCTTAGTGGATAAGTATTTCCGTTATTGTCTAGTGCAACGGATGTTGTATCGTGAACTGCAGTTACATTATACAGAACCAATAACTTAGGTTGACCCAGATATGCCAGTGGTGCAGACTGCGGTGGAATTGTAACTCCACCATCTACTCCTACGACTGCGTGTTCCATTCTCCAGATTGGTGGTGTTGCAATCAAGTCTCTATTGGAAATTGAGTCTTCAAAAGACTTAGGGAATGAATATGCTTCCAATTGAGCGATCATGTTTAAAACACCATGCTCACCATAAATATCTTCTGCAGATTTCGCAACAAAATCATACGCAAGTGTATAGTTTCTTTCGACGGAACCTGTATAGAATAGTTCCTGATTTGACATACCAATCGCAGGTTGATCTGTAGCCATACTTGCTTGACTCCGAAGCATGTCTACGGCACCGAGAGCACCAGTAACCAGTTTATTTGCTGCGTTTGCTGCAACACCAGTTGCCATTGCACCGATGGTTGACGCTCCATCTACACCTGCACCTTGAGACTGAAGACCACTCTTTGCTGCAGCTATCAACTCTTGAATCTTATTATCTACACCCTTAAATCCCGTACTTCTTTTACCAGAAGGAGAAGATAGTTTTTGTAGAGAATACGCAAAGCTAGTTTCTACTTGGGTGTAGTTATGTGTAGTAATTCTACTTAACTGCTGAGGCATGGGAACAAACCAAGTATCCAGTTTGGTGTCACTACCCTTACCACTAGCAATTGCTGCCCTAGCTTCCAGTTTATTTGCCTGATATGCACTAAGTGCAATATAATCTGAAAAGCTGTCTCTTCTTGTGTTTTGAGATAGTATTGTTGGCATATTTTCTCCCTATGTCTATATATACCGATGGCATATAAATCCAGATATAAACCAAATAACCCAAGCAAGTATGTCGGTGACGTAGATAAGATCGTTTGTAGATCTACTTGGGAGAGAAAAATGTGCAAATTTCTGGATCTCAATGAAAACGTGATCTCATGGGCGTCGGAAGAATTGGCGATTCCGTATTTTTCTCCAGTCGATGACAAATGGCATCGATACTATCCAGACTTTATGTGTAAAATTAAGAATAAAACTGGATCAATAGACAAACTGATTATAGAAGTTAAACCAGAAAAGCAAACAAAACC